TGATTTTGATTGAGGCGAGGATTGCATTGTAGACTGCCCTATCTTTACAAAACTTTTCTGTGTGTTCAAACATCCAATCTTCATTGACTGGTTCATTACTTAATTGATCTATGTAATCAGTTACTTCATTTAATTCTTTATCACTTAAATCTTTACGATTAGAAACTTCGATAGATAAAATTTCTTTTGTTATTGGCTTGTTGTATCTGTTGAAAAACTCTACAGTTTCATATGCGATAATTGATTCTTTTCTATCTGTGAAATACTCTCTTTTAATAAATGGGATAACTTTGCGACAATACTGTTCATCATAAATCAGATTGCTCAGAATCTTTTGTTCTATTCTCATCAATTTCTGTTCCGCCTGTGTAGGTTATATCATTATTGGCAATGCCTTGATAAATACACTCTTCAAGAATCTTGCCGATGTATTGCTCAAATGGTGCTTTGTCAGTTAAATTCTTGCCTGCATAGTCAAGAATGTCATACTCAAATTTTAGACTTACAGTATCGTTGGGTTCATTTTCAACAAACTCAACTTTACCGTAAGTATAGATCATACCCTCAAACGCACCTTCTGTCAATTGTATTGAGTAGAGTCCATCTTGTTTGGAATCCATTACTTTGATTGGTAGATTATTCTTCAAAGTCCAATTCCTCTAATGCCTTATCTAATTCATCGGAGTTTACCATATTGGTATTACCGATAGAATATTTGGTTTTAACAAAGTCATAGAATGTCTTGTCCATAAGAACAGGCATCCAAAAATCTTTTGTATCAGTTTCTTTTAAACGATACTTCTTATCCTCACCAGCTTTTGCATACCATCCATTTGATGGTTTAATTACATGACCACTTTCGAGAGCGAGATCCAATAGACCGCTCCACTTGCTAATGCCACCATCAAAAGATACGCTAACAGGTATCTTAGATTTTTCTTTAACATACCTACTCTTTTCTACGTTAATAATAAAATTGTAACCTGTCAGCTCAGTTCCATCTTTTTCTTGCTGACGACCAAGGATGAAGATGTTATCAGCTGAATAATAAGAACCAGTACCACCACCAACAATATCTTTCGGATACAAACCAATCTCTTTGTATGTATGATTGACAACAACCATAGGAATATCTTTCAAGGTCAAATGTGGTGTCACCATACGAAAGAGACTTTTTAATTGTTTGGCACGACTCATGTCAGCAACAGACTTGCCTTCCATTGCATCTTCTACTTCTTTCTTAGAAGCAAGATTGCCGATAGAATCAATCACAATCATAATCTTTTCACCACGATCTAAATTCTGTAACTGCTGCATAATATCAAACTTCAATTGTTCAACATCAGTAATTGGAGTGTGCAAAACTCTATCGGTATCAATACCGAATGAATCGAAGTATGACTGTGGCGTGCCAAACTCTGAATCATAAAACAATAATGCAGAATCTGAATACTTTTCCATATATGACTTTGCCATCAGTAAACTAAATGCAGTTTTAAAATGTTTACTTGGACCAGCCCACATTGTAAGACCAGGAGTTAGACCACCATCAAGACGACCCGAAAGTGCCACATTGATAATAGGAATGGTTGTTGCAACCATATCCTTTTTAGTGAAGAACTTAGAATCTGCTAAGATGGCAGAGTCTTTAATAGTTGAATTCTTTTTAATTTTATCTAAGATACCCATGTTTATTCCTTTTATGATAATATGTATTATACACTAAATGTAGTTGCAAGACAATTCCAATTAACCGAAGAAATCTTCCAATGAACTTTCTTCTTGTGTTTTCCAACCTAAAGGCTCGATTACAATTTGAAGAGCATCAAGAAAAACCTTCTCAAACTGTTTGTCATAATCTATGTATGATTCCAGCTGAAACTCTTTTGGTAAATGTTGACTAAAAGCAATAACATCTTCCTGCAGAGGATTGGGTGTACGAACATAGACAAACTTAATTTTATCTCCGTCACGAATAGGTTGATACTTCTTATCCAATCCCATGCGTTTACAATGATGATTATAAAGCAGCGCACCACGTACATGAATTGGTGTACCCTTGGTATAAATTGGAGAACCAGCGTACTGTTTAATACCATTTACTCCACGAGGAAATGCTATGTCATGAATTGGTAATTTATCAAATTGTTTTTTGAATTCCATTACATATGTATGTAAATCTTTCTGATCACCAGCAAGAATAACTTGTAAAGAATCTCTAAGTTTATCACGAATCACTGCTGGGGTAGATGACTTTACCATCTCCAACCCCATAACTTTAATCTTTGGTTTTGCAAACTGCACACCCTCAGAGTTATGCACATTGATAACATATCGTTTCTTAGCAGTCCAGATCGCTTTATCTGCTAAAACCTCTCGCTTCATCTGCATCTTTTGACCATAGGCATTCATATACTCAGCAAGTTCTGTATAACCTTGATCAATAAATGGTTGGAAAACTTCTTCGCAGATACGATCCATATATTTTATTTTGGAATTGGTATCCTTTCCATCACAAACTTTTTCAATCAATTCTTCTAAAGTTAGATAGATTGAATCCGTATCAATAGCAATTACAAAGTCTTTACCCTCAGTTTTAAGAGTCTTATTAAGAAATGCATTTAATTTATTGGCCATCCATCGAATGGATAGTTGGCCAGAGGTGGTAATACCTTCAGCCATACGAATGTCAAAGTAACGGAAGTATTGATTGCCCATGGCACCATAAGCAGAGTTCAACGCAATCTTCATTGCCATCTGTAGGTTGTTTAATCGAGAAATTTCTTTCAATAGATGTTTCTTGTTTTTATCATTCTGATATTCTTGCTCTACTTTTAGCATTTGCTTCTTAAATTTACTTCGATCGACATACATCTTTTCCATTAACTCTGGCATGAATCCTTTGTACTCTTTTGTATATGTCCATCCATTAGCAGTCAAAGAAAGATCTCGTTGTTTAAGATATGTAGTATCAATTTCTTGATTGAGTAATTTGTCTACTGTTACTGATAGTTTTTCGCTCGTCAGAGTTTCTGGGCTGATGTTGTACTGCATAATCAGATGTGGATACAAACTGTTTAAGTCAAATGAGGCAACCCATTTGTGCATCCCAATAAGAGGATCTTTAACATATGCACCTTCGAATTGCGTATCTTTTCCTACACCCGCAGACTTCAAAGGTATAACAATATTCTTTTTACGCAGGTGATTGTAGATGATTGTATCCCACATACGAACCTGAGAATAAACATCTTCAAAATTAATCTTGGCATTGTAAGCCATAGTAAGATGTAGTTCTAATAACCGCATCTTATCCTCGAGTTTTTCTACAAGTTCAACATCGTGAATATTATAGTCAACGAATTCTTTCCAATAGTTGGTATAAAAATCACGGAAGTCAGTTCCAGGATTCTCTTTCTTTTTGTCACCGAGTTCTTCTTGTGCGATGTAGTCTAGTCGATAAGATTCCTGTTTTGTATATGTATATTTCTTATAGAGTTCTAGATAATCTAGTTGACTAATACCAGAGATATCATAATGCAGTTCTTCACTACCTTTGATAAATGTATTGCGTTCATTAATCAATCCCCATGGACTTAATTTTTTGGCAAATGTTTCACCAAGTTCCCTGGAGATTCGTTTGATAAGATATGGCACGTCAAAGAAATCTGTGTTCCAACCAGTAATAACATCTGGATAGTTTTGTTGCCACCAGATTATAAACTCTTTAAGCAATTGTTGTTCGTCACGACAGTAAACATATGTTACATCTTCTCTTTGATTCTCATATTCACGAGTGCCCCATGTGACAATCTTTTTAGTTTGAGTATCTTTAATCGTAATCAGAAGGACTTCTTCATTGGCACTACGAATATCTGGAAATCCATGTTCAGTTGATGTCTCAATGTCAAGAGAAAATACACGAATCTGTTCCATATCCCAGTTAACATCACTATCATATGTATCACTAATGTATTGGTATGCGTAATTCGTATTACCGTAGATGGCAAACCCAGAAACATCTTCATACTTCTTAATAAATTCACGTGTCTCTTTAATGCTTCCTGGTTTCATCTCGTCAACATACGTACCTTCTAACGTATGCCAGTTAGACTTAGACTTAGAAGTGACAAAAAGCGTAGGGTAGAAATCTACCTTACGCATATATCGTCTACCTTTATCGTATCCAATGACGAACATTTTATCGCCATATGGTGCTACATTAGTATAAAATTCCATTAAGTTATTTTTCCATACATGAGTTGCATTGCATCAAGTGCGCAGTCGTGGACAGGATGGTGTTTGATTACTTCATGTCGTTTGAAAAGTGGATGATCTACTTCTACATAGCCATTCGTAGTTCCATAGAGAATGTCAACTGCAGTTCTTACATCTCTCCACATATTATACCCTGTAATTTCTTGCAAGCCAACTCTAACTGCCAATGAATCAATTGCCATCTGATCAAGTGAACCTCGTGCCCACATTGTTTGTTTATCAGCATTTGCAAACTTACTCATGTAGTTATAAAATGCATTCAATCCATTTTCTACAGTCATGTCTTCACGAGACGGATCCAGAGAAACCTTACGAACATATTCATGCTGTGCTTTCCACCAGTCAAGTGTACCCTTAGATGATGTTCTTCCAAGTTGCAATTGTTCCTTTACATCAAATTTTACGAAACAAGAATTGTCAAGTAAGTCTTGATATGTTGGACGTTTTTCTGGATCGAAATGAATCAACGCTGCAGAGAGAATCACACAGGTTGATTCTACTCCCAGCGTCTCAATGTCAAACATAAACATTATTATTTGTCTGCCTTATAACCAATCGGTGTTGTGAGTCGATCAATCTTTTCTTCATCAGTCCACGATTCAAGATAATCATTATCCTCAGCACATAGGCAAAGAATTTCTGGTTTATCAACCTGTCTAGATCCAATAATTGTTTCACCCAACCACTTCTGTGAAAACTCTTTCATCTCTTCCATTGTGACAGTATCCTCTGCCCACTGAATATCAGTGCAAGGAAACTCTCTGTCATTATGGTCATCAGGTACTTCAATCACATAACGCATACGATATTGTGACAGTGTCTCAACTAATACATACTTACTCATCGCTATCGCCTTTCATTGCTAGTGCTTTATTCAAAGATTTCTGCGCATGACGCAGACCAAATTCCATCTCACGCTTCTGTTGTCTCACCATAGACAATTGTCTAATAGTTTCTTGATGTTGTTCATATAATTCTGTAGTGCTTTTCTTTAGTGCTTGGAAGTATGTAGTTGCTTTATGAATGGTCACCCATTTACCATCAGCAAGTTTAGTATGACCATCACGAATACGAAATTCATCAGTCCATCTCTCGCCAGTTTTATAACTTGGCATCGGTTCGAAGATGAATAAGTCTTCTAGTTTATTCTCAAGCAAAGAGAACTGATTCTCAATAGAGTCTTTACTATAAAACATTATTCATTCTCCTCATACTCATATTCTTCTTCACGACCAGCCATTTCTGCATGAATGTCACACAGAGTAGTATGCCAACCATCAGTATATGTTTTTCCTGGAGCACCACACTGTTCACAAGTACGATAACTCATACTCTCAGCAAAATTAATGTAGTTGTAGTGTTTATCAGTTGCAGCATGAACATAGAATCGTAGTCCACCGAACTTCTCTTTCACTTGAACAGCGACTGGAACCTTACTTGCTTCTTCATCCATCTTTGCTTTGGCGTTATCAATCATCTCCTGAGTGACGATATCTTTTCTCCAGTTAGGTTGTCCAAGTTTATCTTTGATATCATCATAACGACTTTGTGCTTGACGATATTCACTGGTCAAATGTGCACAGAGAGTATCGATGATGTTATACCACCCATCACCAATTTCAAATCCCCAGCACATTGCGGTGACTTGCATATTGGCATGACGATCTCGAAAGATCAGCGGATACTTTGCACATAATGCCTCATCAAGTTCACGTTTCATAATCAATCTCCATACCAAGTTCTGTGGTCTTCAGCTACGTGTTCCATTCCATCATACTCATGGATATGCCACTTGACATCGTCAGGAATCTCCACGATTGCTAGTTCCGATGCCCAACCCCATGAACCTTTACCTAACTCTTCAATCACAGCAATCAAATCTGGATCATTGCGTTGTTCATAAAAATCATACTCAGTTAGGTATGTCGCATCAGATTGCTCACCACCTGCTTTGTAATAGTCAAAATCGTTTCCAGGAATTGGATACTTGGCAGGTACTTTATCGAATGCAATACCCTTGCGTTCAAGTAACTTCTCAAATGCGATATTCGAAATACCAAATCCACCAAAACATCTATTAATTGCTACTTTCATTTTATATCCTTTGAATCATCTGCAACATCTTTGTCATCACGCAGTTCAATGAACACTGGAAGAAACAAAGATTCTTCTCCCAATTTGTTTTTAATACGACTATTATACTTGACTGCGACAATTTTGTCAATTAAATTTTCTTTCCAATATTGCTTTCTGTGCGCATCTGTAAATCCAGATCCTACATTTACTTTTACAACTCCATCTGCAGACTCGCAAATAATTGCACCCAACATTCCAACTGCCTTTCCTTTACCTTCTTCGACTGCAACAATCTTTAGATCACATTCTAACTCACCTTTGAATTTAATCTGTGTCTTGCTACGTTTATCTTCCCAAACACCACTACCATCTTTGAGAATAATACCCTCGTGACCAAGCGAAAGATATTCTTGAAAAATCTCTTGTGCTTGTTCTATTGTTTCTACGATAGAAGATGATACAATCCATATTTTTTTATCTTTTGAAGATTGTTTATTAACAATTGCCTCGAGTGTAGAAAATCTTTTTGAATATGGAGTGGCACAGTACCCTGTCTCAAACATTACATAAGGAATAAGATCCCAGACAGATGCATGAACCATCGATGCTTCTTCGGCAGAAATTGTTCCCTTGTTGGCTTTGTTTAAGATTCCATTACCAGTCTGGCGATCAGCAAACTGATAATCGCCTTCAAGCATTACCAGAAGTTCACCATCAAAGACACAATCAACATTACCAGCAAGAGAGATAAACTCTTGCTCCAAATTGCCAAGTAGTAAAATCTCTTTACCATTTCTGCTTCTGAATTCACACTTGCCGTCACGAACAATGGCATTGAATCGCATACCATCCATCTTCATTTGAGCATAAGCTGGAAAATTGATCTTGTCAATCAACTTCTGTTCGAATGGGCTACACAGCATGCATGGATACTCAGGAATCAGATGAGACCAAACTTTGTTAGCAGTTGATATATCGACACCACACTTCAAATCTTTGGCAATGATTCTTTCGATAACTTTAGCATCATCAGGTGACAAAGATGAGAGAAGCATACGAAGATATTCGATTGCTGCATTACCAGTAACAGTACGAGAAGATAGATCATATAGTCCATTTAGTGCATTCTCCAAAGAAGTTTGTTTAATATCAGTTTGATACTGCGGGATTTTACGCTGATAGAATTGCGTAAATGGGTCGAGAGCCAAACGCACGACTTCTCGTAAGGTTTGGTTGTCACTCTGTTCAGTTAATTGATCAATTTTGAAATTACGAGAAGCATTGGCAGCTAGGCTATTCAAAAAGTTATTGATGTTCATTCTTCACCTGTTCAATATGTTTACACTTACCATGATACTTAAATCCAACACATGTGCATGTCATTCCATTGTCGGTTTCTTCTACATAATACACATGATCTTTACTTCCAGTAATCTTCCAGCGTTTACTATTTGTAGTATCTTCATATCGCTGTAAGATTTTAAATTTACGATATCGAGTATCAAATCTCTGGGGATTTTTAAACTTCATAAAATCGTTTGGATTATTCCATTTAAAATATCCAATAATTTTATCCATTGAATCATTCATAAGGTATGTATGATTAGGTTGAAAGTCTGTAGACCAGACAGTAATTTCTTTAGCAAGAATCATGCTGCTTCCTTAAAATAACCATATGGAAGACCATTGAGAAAACAGAAATATTCCCAGTCGCCATCAGCGTGGCTGGCGTCCATAATCCAACGGAGTGCAGTTTCACGATCACGTGCACCCATACAGATTGTGTTAGTAACATGCTGCTCAAACTTAGCAACTGCCTCTTTCTGAGCATCTTGTTCATCTCTGTAGTTTTGCTCGATGACCTTAACACAGATCTCGATCTCTCGGTTGAGATCTTCAATAGACATTTCTTGGAAGTTCATGAAACGAGGACGAACACCATGCGCATCTTTATACGCATCCCACAACGTGCATTCGAGTTGTTCACGCACAGTTAAATCGCTCCACTGTTTCATACACTCTCCTTCATGTTAATTTTCTCGAAGCCAAAATTGGCTACCACAAAAGTCTCATCAGTGCTAAGATTATGAATAATGTCACCGACGGACAAACTATGCATCTCACCAATAACTTCGATCAAAGAAGCATCATCTTCGAAAACAAAGTTTGCGATGCGAAAAACTTCGTCCATGGATCGAGCATCACAGTGAGCCACGAACACGAACTCATCAGAGATTTCTTCAATCTCTTGTGGCTTCATAAAAGACAAATCACGAGATTTTTCATGCTCAAACGGAAGTTGATAAATTGCATAACGAGTCATAATATTTGTTTCCTTTTCAAGTTTCATACAGATATTATACCTCTACTTGCAATTAAAGACAACCCCCAAATACAAAAAACCCTACTAAAAGTAGGGTTATTACAGCCTTGTAGCTACAGGGTCTCTCGACTCTAGTAAGTTAGTACTTACTTACTTAAGGGCGGATGCAGAAACAATTTCAATCCCAGAGCCAAATATACGATTGTATTCGTTAATAAGTTTAATGTCAGGTTCAGCAACAGAAGCTACAGCATGTTTGAAAATTTCTACGTCACTAATTGCATAAGGAAGATACGGCATAAGTGCAATGCCTACACCCTGTTCAGTTCTTTGCATAACAATTGTAGCTGGTTTATTTAATCGATAAACATTGTCAATAGTAGATTTCCATTCACCAATAATCTCTTCACCACTAATAAGTTTATACAATTTTATATTATTCATGTTCACTCCATTTCTAAGTTTTCAGTTCTATTATCTTCTTCATAATTATAAACAATGTTAGAAGAAACTACATATCTATATCCAGTAAATTCTTTTTTTGGAACTCTGTGCATAACATTTCCCTCAAATAACAATAACAATCCATGAGATGGAAGAACCTCTCTCCAAACACCATCTTCATAAAGAAATTCTATTCCTGGGCAATTTGTTGGAGGATTTAAATAGTAGGCAGTAGCCCAAGTAGATGGATAATGCGAATGTTCTACCGCATAATCATTTGATTTGTATTTTAATCCCCACATAGAAAGTATAACAGCATTAATGTTTCTTTTATATTTCTCTAGAGAGGCTTGTTGTACTGCAATGTTTATATAATAACACAACTCTCTAAATCCATCTTGTTGCTGCATTTTCCATTCAGTCATCTGTGCCTTGACATTCGTGGAATGGTTTTGCCTGTCTTCTTGTTCGTCAATAACTCTAATAATATCAGCAGTCATTTTTGGGTCATCAATTGTTAAATTATAAATGAATGGCATTTTGTTAACCTTGTTCAACTAAAAATTCTATGTAATCTGCAGCCTCGTGTTGGTCAGTGAAATATTTTACAATAAAGTTGTCTGGTTCATAGGCATGAAGTGCAACTATCATTATCTGTGTATTTTTGTATACAGATATTTTTAATAACCAGTCACCACGTCTTACCGTGATGAATGATATCATGTTTGGGGATAGTTTTGCTTTCATTATGATAGTATTTAGGGAGAGTCGAAACTCTCCCCATACTATCACTTAGGTTGAGTAGGTATTTTACCGTTTACCCAATCCCAATCATCATCTGTCATTGGGATCCAGTTATTCATTTACATTCTCCATACTGCCTCATTAACTCTCGTGCTTCTTTATATCTTCCATTTCTGGAAAGTTCAGCTGCAGCACGAGCATAAGCAATACCTTTCATGCAAAGATAGATTTTTCGGAAAAATGATTTCATCACTTCTCCTCATTCAATAACTGTTTCTCACCTGTTGATTTAACTGCGATCTTCTTTGGTTTCTTTGCTTCTGGAATCAAACGCTCCAAAGCAATTTTAAGCATACCATTAAAAATCTCGGCATCTTTAACTTCCACTTCGTCATTCAATACGAATGAGCGAGTGAATGCACGATTAGCGATACCTTTAAACAAGAAACTATCTTCTTGATCTTCAGTTTTAATATTACCACGAACAACTAATTTACCACCATCGATTTCAATATCAATATCTTGCTGAGCAAATCCAGCTACAGCCATCTCAATGGTGTAGTGGGTGTCATCGTGTTTCTTGATATTGTATGGAGGATAGTTAGGGATGTTCTTTGTTACATCATCATGTAATTTTTGAAGAGTCTTAAATTGCTCATCAAAACCAACAAAGAATTTGTCTAGGTCTTTAGTTCCCCAGAATGTAGGGATAAAAGTGTTTGTCATATTTCCTCCTTACTTAACTACAATTGCTGTAAAGAAATCATTAGTAGATTTCGCTACAGATTTTGCGAAAGATGCTTGCGCATCAATATAAGTTTGGAGTTGTTTTGCGACCTTCTCGTCTTGAACGAATGTCTTAACGAATTGAGTCTTTGCACCAGAGATGGTGTCAATGGATGTGTTGATTGCTTGTAACATATAGTTCTCCTATTAAGCGAGTAAATTGAATGTGATACCCCGAAGGCATATCGTTAATACTGGTTACGGTATCCAGCGATGTCGTGCGTCACATCCGCTTTAAAACGCTCCGTACCAAAGTGGTCCTAAGGTGAAGAGGGTACTATGCTGCAGGTGCTTGTTGAGCAGCCTCAGCTTTTTGTAACTCGGCAACTTGTGGTTCGCCTTGTTGTTTAATTTTATTTATAAGAAGAACAACTTCTTCAAATGGATGTTTACCAAGAGTACGAAGAATCATATTGGTTTCTTCAACAGTCAATTCAAGTTTAATCATTTTGTTTTCTTTCCTATGTTATATTTTGGAACTAATTCCCACTGGTCTTTTTCTTTATAAGAGACCACCTTAATTTGAGATAGAGATGCCTTTTGTTCAGCATGAGAAGCATGCAAGATTTTTAATAATTCCCAATCTTCTAGTAAACCAGCAATTGCATTTCTGCGTTCTATATCTCCATTAGTTATGTTTGACTCTTTACCATCTAAAGCAAACAATTCTTTAAA